ACGGAGTTCACCACAAATAAGGAACGCTGGGGGGCTGTGGGACTGCTCAATGGACATATATAACAAATTAAATGGAAAACCGACTGAATCACGTCTATTGTGGAAGTTCCCAAATAAAAGCCCTGATGAAAAAAACGCCGAAGTACGCTTTTGTCACATTGAATACGAACAAAATAAATACGATTTTGATGGGGCCCAGATCACTTTTCTCTGCTTCGACGAGACGCAGCATTTTTCCGAGTCCATGTTCTTTTACATGTTATCCAGGAACAGAAGTACATGTGGTGTGCGCCCCTGTGTTAAAGCTACCTGCAACCCGGACAGCGAATCATGGTTACGCCAGTTCATTGATTGGTGGATAGGAGACGATGGACTTCCTATTCCAGGGCGTAGTGGACAGATTCGCTATATGATGAGGGTTGATGGAAAAGTTATCTGGGGTTCCTCGAAGAATGAATTACTGAAACGCAACCAGGAATTTATAGAAATATACAACAAAATTAGAGCCGATTACAATGTGGAAAAAGCCGCTTATTTAGAGAAGCATCCTAAGAGTAAAAAAGGTATTGAGCACATTAAAGGCATTAAAGGCATTAAAGGCATTAAAGTTAAATATACTGCTAAAATATATCAACACAAGTCGTTAGCATTAGATGGAATAAAATCCGTTACATTCATTGCATCTTCGGTTTATGACAACAAAATTCTATTGGAGACGAATCCGGGTTACTTAGCTAACTTAAAAGCATTGCCGTTAATTGAGCGTGAAAGATTGTTAAGCGGTAACTGGAATATTAAAGCATCTGCTGGTAAATTCTTTAATAAAGACTGGTTTAAGATCATTCCAGCGGCTAAGGTACCTCAAGAAGGGGAAGAGTGTAGGTTCTGGGATTTCGCTGCTACAAAGCCTTCTAAGCGCAATCGTGATCCTGATTATACTGTTGGTTTAAAAATTCGTAGAAAAGGGAACAATTATTTTATCATTGATGTAGTCAGGGTAAGGGACAATCCTGCTGAGATAGAAAAGATCTTTTTAAAGACTGCAGAATTGGACAGACAGATTGCTGAGTCAATGGGGATGAAGTATTCGATACGATGGGAAGAGGAGAAGGGCGCTAGTGGCAAACATGAGTCGTATCGTTTAACGTCTATGTTGGCTGGTTTTAATGCAAGGGGTGTTCCGGTTAAGGGTACACAAGCAGTAAGAGCCAGGGCGTTTGCGGTTCAGTGTGAAATAGGTAATGTGGAGTTACAGGAAGGTGATTGGAATGATATTTTACTTAGCGAATTACACAATTTCACTGATGAGTCAAGTAAGCACGATGATTTGGTCGATGGTTGTTCTGGTGCTTTTACTCAGCTCTGCACCGTTTATATTCATCCGACTATTCCAGGAGAAGATGAAGATGAGATTAAAAAGACTGATAAAGAAATAGAAGAGGGGCGTATAGCGGCTTATAGGCAGCTTGAGGAAGATTTCTTAAATGGGGATAATTTAGATTTTGATGATTTTTAAATATAGGAGATATTATGTCAAGTAAAGCATACCGTAAGCAGTATTATCAGGCGCATAAAGAAGAGATTAAAGAATACCAGAAACAAAGGTATGTTGAACAAAAGGAACAAAAAGAACAAAAAGAACAAAAAGAATTGAAAATGAAGCAAATTGGTGGAACTAGTGGGAATACCGGAAATGCGATTAATGGTTTACAGGTTGATCGTAATACGTCAGGTTTCTTTAATGTTACTGGGCAGCCCAATTCAAGTAAAGCGTCTGCAAATGACATTCTTCGTCAATATCGCTCTTGGATTTATTCTTGTTGCTCATTAAATGCTTCGTCTGTTGCTTCTCAAGATTTAAGGCTTTATGCAACTACGGAAGGCAATGAATCTACGAAATTCTTACACAAAACAAGACCAGTATCAAAGCAGGTAGAGTATTATATCCGTAATGATTCCTGTCGTAAGTCTTTAGCTAGGGTACGTAGGGCTGAGAATATTGTAGAAATTATAGATCATCCTATACTTGATTTACTTGAAAACATCAATGTTTATGAGAATAACTTCGGATCGTTTGAATTAACTAGTATTTATCTTGATATGATTGGCGATTCTTATTGGTATATAGTAAAGGATTCAATGGGTGTACCTGAATCTATTTGGATACTTCAGAGTCAACGTATGAAGATTGTACCTGGCAAAAGGAAGTTTATTAAGGGTTATTTATATGGTACTGAAAATAGTTTTAATAGTTCCGTTAATGCACAGAATATCAAGTTTAACACAAATGAGATAATCCATTTCAAGACACCTAACCCTAATGACCTCTACTATGGCCTAGGAGCTGCACAAAGCGTCATCTCGGCTATTAACAGGATGAACTCGATGGATGTTACAGAACAAGCTCGTTTGGACAACCAGGGACGTCCTGACCTGATTGTTGGTTACAAAGGAAAGCTAGACAGTCGTGAAATGAAAAAGATAGAAAGAATGTGGCGTGGCGCTCTGGGTGGCGCATCTAAGGCTGGAAGGGTTAAAGTGATGGACGAAGACTTTGATATTAAGGAAGTTGGTTTCAGTCCTAAGGAGATGGAATATCTTTCTGGGCGTACTTGGTCTGTTAAAGAGATTGCTGCTGCCTTTGGCGTACCTTATTCGATGTTAGACAGTGGAGATAGCAAAAAAGCTACTTCAGAAATCGCTGAGCGTAGTTATGCCAAGAATGCGATACTTCCAAGGATTACACGTATTTCTGAAAGGCTTAATCAGGATTTAGTTCCGTTATATGATCCTTCAGGTCGTTTATTCCTGATGTATGATTCTCCGGTTCCACAAGATAAGAAATTAATGTTAGAAGAGAACATGGCTTATGTTGCAGCGGGGATTATGACTGTAAATGAAGCTAGGTTGAGACTTGGTATGGAAAGGTTGGAGGGTGACGAGTATGATACGCCTAGTGCTGGTAAAAAGCCTGAACAAGCTAATCAGGTTTCTCGTAGTACATCTGAAGAGAATCAATTAGTAGAAGGCGAAGATAATTCTGAATAAATAAGTAATCAGGAGAAAGGAGAAAGGAGAATATAATGCAAAGAATAGGTAGAGGATTAGGTAGAGGATTAGGTAGAGGTGGAAGGGCTAATAGGCCTGGTAGAGCTAATAGACTTGGTAGGGCTGGTAGGGCTGGTAGATGTGGTGGGGTACCTCGTAGGGATGGTTCTGGTGGCGGTACAGGGAATCTAGGTACGGTTAATCAACCTGCAGCACCATCTAAATAAGGAGCTAAGTATGAAAAATAAAGTCAAGTTTAAGAGAATAGCGAATAAGTTAGATAATAGTATTGTTTCGTCTATAGAGGAAGAGTTAAGAAGCAGCAATATAGATGTTGACGACGTTGATGTTTGCGTAAGGATTTTACTGTAGAGACAAAGGCTGAAATTGGAGACGAAGAAAGATCTGCGGTTATGTATGTTTCTACAAGAACTGTTGACCAAGTTGGAGATGTAGTTATCCCAAAAGGAGTCAATCTAAAACAGTTTAAAAAGACTGGAAGTCCAACGTTTTTCAATCATGACTATTCAAAGCCGCCTATTGGATCTGATGAATGGATAAAAACAGACGGATGGGGTGTAAAGGCTAAGATGGTTTTTGCGGACACAGGAGAAGGAACTCTGGCAGACATAGTGTGGAAATTGGTAAAACAGGGGCATCAAAAACAAAGTTCTGTTGGAATTATCCCATTAGAAGTTATTCGAGTTGGTGATCCTGAATTTAAGCCAGCTATCAAAGCGTTGAGAAAAGAATGGGACGAATTTAAGAAAACGAGTGGAAACTGCAAGAGAATAATCACTAAATGTATATTATTCGAACATTCCCTGGTTTCCCTGGCCTGTAATACTGATACTGACGTTCTAGCCGTATCTAAGATGTTCAGGGATGCTGGAGCTGATGATAAACTACTTAAACAGTTGGGATTGGAATCGGATAAATCGGATAAATCGGATAAAGTTGAGAAAATGGAGGAATTGGATGAAGTCGAGGAAGTCGAGGAAGTCGAGGAAGTCGAGGAAGTCGAGGAAGTCGTTAAAGTTAAAGCTGCAGTTGATGGGGATAAAGATGTTGTCGATGTTGTTGAGGACATTAACCCTAATACTGAAGACGCTGATTTGGATACAACCGGATTGTCCGGATTATCAAATGAGTCAAAAGGATTAAAGGAAGAAGATGCTGATGTTGACTTAAAGGCTACACAGAAGGCTGCAGAAAGCGGTTGTGATACTGTTATCATCAAGCCTAAAAAGGCAACTTTAGTATTGGAGCCACAGGTCGTAAAACTCGTCCAGGCACCACCTCAGGACTATAGTGGAATTGTTAAAGATATCGTATCCGCTGAAGTTAAACGAAAATTAGGAAGATTAGTCTAATTAGTTTAGATTAGTTTAATTAGTTTCGTAATTTTGAGACGATTTCTTTTATTATATAATTAGGTGTAGCTAATATGCATGGAACCGTAGCCTATTATCGGCAGGGAATCCAAGTAGGGAAGCAATCGAAGCAATCGATACAAATGATACAAGTAAATAGAAAATAAACCCCTAAAGAGGATTAAGTATGAAATTTATTCAATTGACAAGAAAATATATGGACGCTGATGACACTGTGTTTGACGCTGGTTCTGTTCTTGAAGTTTCTGATGATATTGCTGCTGAGCTTATTGAAGGCAAGAAAGCCGAAGCACATGATGGCGTTATTAAGGAAATTAAGGTAGAAGACGTTAAAGCTGGTATTGCTGCTGAAGTAAAATCCGCAATGACTGAAATTATGGCTGAGCTAAAGAAACCTGAAGCTGAAGCTAAAACTAACGCTGATGGTGAAGAAGTTATCTCTAAAGCTGGTTCTGTAGAAGTCGTCAAAGATGCTCCATTGTTTAAGGGCGTGGGCGATTTCCTTGCTGCTGTTAAAGAAACTGGTTGTGGTAAAGTTGATGAAAGACTTTATAAAGCTGGTACTGGACAGGATGAGACAGTTGATGCATCAGGTGCTTTCCTTGTCGAACACAGAATTGATCCTGCTATTTATCAGGCTGCCGTTCAACCAAGTATGCTATATGACAAGTGCAAAAAAGTTCAAATTAGCGCTGCCAACAATAACGGAATCAAGATCAACCAAGTAAACGAATCCACAAGATCCTCAAGCACGTTATTTGGCGGTATTCGTGCATATAGTCCAGCAGAAGCAGCCACGAAGACGGCTTTCACACAATCTTATTCTCAGGTTGACGTAAATTTGGGCAAGTATACCCTTATAAACTTTGTAACAGATGAGCTACTTCAGGATCGAACAGCTCTTGCTAGTTTCATTGGTACTGACGTTTATTCAGCCCTAAATTGGTTGAAAGATGACGATATCATTAATGGAACAACCAATACTGATATGATTGAGATTGCTGGTCATGCTGCAACAGTTACCTATACAGTAGCTGGTGACAACCCAACCGCTGCTGAGCTTATGGGAATGTATGCAAGTATGCTTCCAACTTCGATTAATCGTGCTGAGTGGTACATGAGTCTTTCACAGTTTGTCGCAATTGGACAGCTTGAAAGTACTTCAGGTGTTAAGCTTGTACAGCCTTCTTATGAAGTTAGTGCATACGGAACATTGTTTGGTCGTCCAATAAACGTTATCGAACAGGCTGGCGCAGATGCCGATCCTTCAAGTTTGATGTTTATTGACTTGTCGCAGTACATGGTTATTGAGAAGGGTGGAATAAAATCAGATTCCTCGATTCATGTCAAATTTCTCGAAAATGAGACCTGTTTTCGTTGGGAACAGCGTTGTGGCGCAAGTCCTCTATTGGCTTCAACTATCACATTGCCTTCAACTGATATAGTTGGATACGCAGTTACTAGAGACTAAATAATTAAGTAGAAATACTTCGAAATCAAAAAAGGCTGGGTTTAACGATCCAGCTTTTTTTTGTCTTTATTTATCTATTTTTATCTATTTTTATCCACGGCCTAGTAAACCTATGCTCTTTTCTTTTAATATTAATCTAGAACAATATGCAGAGAAACTTATCACGCTCTAAAACAATGAGCTAAAACAACAGGAGATGAGATGAAAAAAGTAAAAAGATCGGAGTTAGGCAGGAATTTACAAGAGCTAATCAAGCATCCTGGCAAATCAGCCAAAACATTAAAAGCATTAAACGCATCAAATTCACTAAAGGTAATCACCAAATCAACAGGTCAAAATGAGGTTACAGATGCCGTTCTCGTTAATCATGACCTTATAATTGATATACTTGCTCCTAATTTCATGACGGGGACAATGTATGAAATGTGTAATATTTATAATCTTGGTGAATACTCTAATGGTGCTAAGATACCTATTGCTGCAGAATCCGTAAGAAATACTACTGGAATCCGTGGCGGAATTTTAGGGTATTGGGTCGGAGAAGGTGTTACAAAAACTAATAGTATGGCTCTTTTTGGTCAAATCAATTTAAAACTTAACAAGCTAGCAATTCCAGTCTATCTTACTGATGAAATTAAAGATGACGCTGAATATCTAGTTCAATATGTAAACAAAACCGCAGAAGAATCTATAAGATGGCTAGTAGATCGTGCCATTGTTTATGGATCGGCTAGTCAAATAAACGGAATTGTTTCTCATCCGGCTACGGGTTTTAGTGCTATAAGTGGAGCAATATTAGCAACTGAGTTAAAAGATATCGTTGATCTTTATTATGGAGATCCTAATGGTGTCTGGGTTTTATCTAGAGATTTATGGATTGAGATTACTGATTTATGGATGTACAATGATACACAAGAAGCAGCAGCGCCACAGATTCCTCTTACATGGGACAATAATGGAACGCCTATACTTTGGGGTTATCCTGTTGTTGTATCTGATGTAATGAGCAATAGAAGTTTAGTATTGGGTGATTTTTCACAATTTACTATTATTCAAAAAGAGGTTTCAAGTGCTGTAAATGAATCACTTAAATTTGTTGAAAACGAATCAATATTGTTATTTGAGCTACGAATAAATGGTAAATCTAGTTGGGATTCTCCTATTACGTTACAGGATGGCAGTATAGTTCATCCGTTTGTAATGGTTACAGGAGATGAGGTTAGTTCGTCTAGTTCGTCAAGCTCAAGTAGTTCATCGAGTTCATCATCTTCGATTTCTTCGAGTTCGAGTTCTTCTATTGATTCGTCTAGTTCGTCTAGCTCGTCAAGTTCTTCGGTTGACTCAAGTAGTTCGTCAAGCTCGTCAAGTTCTTCGAGCAAATCGAGTTCTAGTTCTTCGAGTGACTCAAGTGATAGTTCATCGAGTGACTCAACTTCGTCTAGTAGTTCTACGAGTTCTCTTGATTCCAGCTCCAGTAGTTCGAATCAGGGATGTAATGATGAATACGTTGCTAGTACATTTGCAACTTCAGCCATTAATGGAACGTATGTTTACACAAGTGGAACATATAATGGACAACCTGTATACAACAATGGAACATACAACTTGTTCTACGCAGATACTACTCCTGATTTCTGGTCAATATCTGGAGACGTGGGCGATCCTAGCAACCAGTGGGTGACATCTAAGGATGTTACTGGTGGATGCCCTGATGGTGCTTATGCTGGTGAAACTGGTCTTCTTACGTAATTGATTATGATCGGGGTGTAAAATGGGTGTCCCCTAACATCCAACACCCCCCGGTTAATTAGGAGTTTATTATGGCAAAAGGCATAACAGGAATAACAAATATTTATCTCTACCGAAGGTTCGTCAATGACGTTGATGATGCTCCAAGTACAGATATCAACGATTCAGAGACGCTCAGGTACACCATAGATCAAGTCAATTCTCTTATAGGCCAGAAATGCGCAAGGACGTTTGGGACGGCCACCTATAAGGAATGGATTGACACGCTTGGTATGTCGTATGTAGTTGTTGCAAATTACCCCATTACTGCAATTAAATTAGCATCTGTTAGCACTATTGATTTGTTGACAGTAGAATCAACTGGGTTTGAGGTTGCTACTGTAAGCTCCAATAACACAAGTCTTACGATCAGTTCTATTGCCTCAGATGCCACGGAAACAGAGACCGAATTTGAATATGCTACGTACACGAATGTTACTGATCTGGTTGCAGCTATTGATTTAATTGCTGGTTGGAGCGCTGAGGTTCTATCTGACAGAGGAAGTTCATTAACTCAGTTGATTAGACCCATTTATTCAAGTTGGTGTTCTGATGAAAAAACATATGTAAGCGCACCGTATCTTGGAGCAAATGCCAGGGTTAGTTATGATTCTGATGCTATTGTTAGTTTTAATGGGTGTTCTGGTGGGTCTGTATTCTTGTGGTATACTGGCGGGTATATTCTTCCGGTTTCAAATGACCAGGGCAGTTCGTTAACAACCGATGGTAACGTACCAGAGGGTTTGACGTTTGTTGCAAATCAAATTATTAAAGATTATTTAGATCGTAAAGATGAAGATATGAATATGGTATCTGAGAAGAATATGGATTATCAATATCAAAGAGATGGTATTGCTTCGGCTATAGATCGTCATTGGTCTGACTTATTACAGTATTCAAGGAAGAGTGTTTAATTATGTCTAGAAAAACTATGTATAACCAGGTAATGGATATTAAGAGGCTTAAGCTGTCGACCCAGGATGAGATTGGTGGTACTGTTCAAACGAAAGTTACTGTTTATCAATCTCCATGCAGGATAACTCAATTAAAGTCTCCATCAGCATCTGAGCGAATAGTTGGTGGAAAAGATGGTGTTATAAGTACACACAGGGTTTATTGTCCTAATATAGAGGTCTATAACAAGGATGAGATTATAATTCGTAAAAATGTTTATGATGTGAATACGGTTAATCAGGGATCTGCTTTAAAGGGTAGTCTTGAAGTTGACTGCACATTACGAATATAGATATGTATAAATATGTATAGAGGATATAATGGCAACTAAAATTATATGGTATGACAGGGTTTATAACAGAGGGCTTTATAAGCATGTGGATAAAAGGGTTAGTAATTTTGCTGATAAATTAAAAGAAAATACAAAGGCATTAGCTCCTGTTAAG